CGGGAGTATGTCTGTGGAGCATCGCAAGGGTATTACGTGTACGCTTAAGGAGGTGGATGTGGTTGGGCTTAGTGGGTTGAAAGACCCATTGAGCGTAGCCTGGGAATTGCTTCCCTATTCCTTTGTTGCCGATTGGTTCATCCCTATCGGCGACTTCCTCCAAGCTCGGGGCCTTTCTCAGGCCCTCACCGGTTCCTTTGTCAGCTCTACCAAGGAAGTAGCTTATGGCTACAACTTGCACGTTACTGAGCCAGACCCCCAACCTTGGTGGGTCAAAACTCAAACGAAGACCATTTCGGAACTTGGTTACTTCGAACGGGCTATAGGTATTACCCTGGAGGTTCCGCTTCCTACAGCGAAACCTCTCATGGATGTACCTTCTTGGAAGAGAGCCGCTAACGCGGTTGCACTCTTATCTCAACTACGTAAGTAGTAGGCGATTTTGCCTTCACCCATGTGCGCGTCCTTTCCACACGCGACAGACACATTCCTTGGAACTTTACTATGTCACAGATATCTGACATCACCGTCTTCGACGGCGCCGCCACTCCTGTGGTCCATACCTTGAAAGCTGTTGACGTAACCCGTGAAAAGGGTCTCGTTAAGGCTAATTGGCGTGAATCACTTCCTGGCGTACCTGCTTATGCCCAGATTCGTGTTTCGATGCAAATCGAACGACTAAAATCTGGTGTATATAGAGCAGAGCAACGAGTCGTAGTTCCTGTAATGGAGACTATCAGCGGGCAGAATGCCGCTGGCTATACGGCCGCACCGAAGGTCGCTTATGAGAACACTGTAATCACTACAGCATTTTATCATGAACGTTCCGACATTACCGGTCGTCGTCTCGCTCGTCAGCTGTCCACAAATTTGATCGGGAGTGTTGCAACTTCCGTCACGCCTGTGGCAACTGGTCCTCTCCCTGAGCTCTTTGATCTGCTGGTCGCTCCTACCTAAACAGTAGGCACCGGTAGACCGGCCTTCGGCCGTCCCGGTTTTCCAAATAAAAGGAAACTTATGCACGTTTTTACGCGCTGGGATCAAGAGTCCACTTCGGAGGACACAAATGAGCTATTACAGAAGCTCGCACTTCTCTTTGCGGGTCGCATTAACGACCCGGCAACGAAGGCTCTTTACCTTGCTGACATTGTTAGCGGGAATATTCCTTCTTTGTGTGAGTTTAAACTTCGCTACGGGGAGCTGTCCGTTGGAGACACAATCAACTGCCGACAAGTCAATGCGCTGTATTCTAAGCGTGATGACATCGACGTTGGAGTGGATCGAACGGCTGCCGCCCTTGTAAAGTTTAAGGAGGCCGAGCAGTTATGCTCAGAGACTAATGACATTTTCCGCAGTATCAACTCGGGTAGATTTTGTTTCCTACCCGGCGTTGAGTCCGTCCTTTTTCGGGCTCAACGGAAAATTGCTGATATCTTAGGAGATGTCCCCCCTCTATCCGATCTCAAAATCGGATTCGGCCCAGGTGCAACGACGCAAGTCTCAAGAAGAAATGCATCGGCTAGGCGTAAGCTTAGCCAGGTGCACTCATGTAGTGAAGCCATGCTTCCGAAGGTGCGAGAGTACCTTCAGGAGCTTGAAGGCTGGGTCTTCCCTCCCGGGAGCCCTGAAACCTTAAAGGTGACTGTGGAAATTCATCCCGGTCACCTCCGCTTCGTCCCGAAGAATTGTTTTACCGAAAGGGGCATAGTTGTCGAACCTAGTCTGAATACAATGTATCAGGCTGGGATCCGAAAATTTATGACTCATCGGTTGAAACAGTTTGGGGTCGATCTCTCTGATCAGAGCGCTAATCAGCGCCTTGCATTGGAGGGATCGTTAACCGGCGCTTTAGCAACGCTGGACCTAAGTTCCGCATCTGACACTATAGCAATTGAGTTGGTGTTTTCACTCCTTCCAGTTGAATGGGCGCTCTTTCTTTCTGAATTCCGGTCACCGGTAATTCAGTATGAAGGTAGTTGTCTCAAGCTCGAAAAGTTCTCGTCGATGGGAAACGGTTATACGTTCCCCCTAGAAAGCCTACTTTTCTACGCATTGGCATCGTCATGCGTATCGGATCACGACCAAGCATTGATCAGCGTGTATGGGGACGATATCATCGTCCCTACGTACGCTTATCCATTGCTCTGTGAGGTATTACATGCTGTTGGCTTTGTTGTCAATAACACGAAATCCTTCGCAGATGGCCCTTTCCGTGAGTCCTGTGGTGCAGATTACCTTTCGGGAATCGATATCAGACCTCTTTACATAAAGAGAGCCTTGTATGGTTTCGACGTCTTCAGGATGCACAATTTCTTTGTGCAGCATTGTGACGAAGAAGCCGCCGCACTTTGCCTTACCTGGTTGGACCCCTCGATTCATATCTGGGGCCCTGCAGGCTATGGTGATGGTCATCTCATTGGAGATAACACACACTTGACTCCCTTTAAAAGGAAGCATGGGTGGTGCGGGCGCACTTTTGAAACGTACACTTTTCGTCCGAAG